TGCTCATCGCCACGATGCACGACGCCGGCCTCCGGCCCGCGGCGATCGCTCACCGGCTCAATGCCGCTGGCGTCGCCACCGGCTCCGGTCGCGGCCGTTGGCATCCTGAGACAGTGCAACGCCGCCAGCACCGCGACGCCTGGGCGCTCTACATGCGCCAGTACCGAGCCCGCATCCGCGGGTAGGCCCATGAGTGGCGCCTATGACGGCGCCTGGCGCCGAGCTCGGCGCGCCGTGCTCGACCGCGACGGGCACGTCTGCCGATGGTGCGGAGCGCCGGCGACAACCGTCGACCACGTCCGGGCGCTCGCCGAGGGAGGCGACCGCCTCGAGCTCGACAACCTCGTCGCCTCCTGCGGGCCATGCAACTACGGGCGCGGTGCCCGCCTGGCGAACCGTCGCCGGCGAGCTCGAGGCCGAGCTCGCCGAGGCCTCGCCACCGGTAGCGGATGGTCGACGGCATGACCGCCGCCCGTCTGACCATCGTCGTCGAGGTCACCGTTCAAGGGTTCGGACCTCTGGCGCTCGAGGCCGTGCGCGCCGACCTCGTCGAGGGCGCCGCCTCCGGTGTACTGCGCACCGCGCACCGGCTCATCCCTCACCGTGGCGTCGGCGTCGGTACGAGCTCGACCCTCGACGCCGGCGACGAGCTCGAGGAGTACCGATGACCGACGACGCCATCAGCGCCGAGGACCTACCGACGCGCCTGACGCTCGACGAGCTCGGCCTGCCCGACGAGCTCGTCGAGCGCATCGTCGTCGCCGAGGACGACGTCGACGCCGCCTGCGTCAAGCTCGTCGGCGTCGCCATCCGCCTGGCCGATGGGCCGAGGACGCCGTCGTCGAGGATGGTCGGCGAGCTCCGCCTCGTCGTGCGCTCCTACCGCGCCGCCTGCGCGCGTCAGGCCGTCGTCGCCGGCGAGCTCGCCGCGTTCTTGGATCGGTCGTCGCCGTTGGACCCCGCCGCCGTCTCCGTTCTCTCTCCCCCCTCCTCGGCCTCTCCTGACGTAATCGGACCGGCGACGGGCTAGGCGATGGGATCGCGGCGGACGCCGGCCCAGGAGGTCCTCCCCGGCATGGGGGCACGCCGACCGATCGCCGCCCGGGCCCGCCGAGGCCTCGAGGCGCAACTCAAGGCGCAACGCGGCGCCGGCACGCTCGAGGACGTCGACGCCTCGCTCGTCGCCATCGCCCGCACCCTCGCCGACGCGCTCGACGCCGAGGCCGGCGACGCCGACGGGTCACGGTTCGTCGTCGGCTCGTTGGCCGGCCGGCTCGTCCCTGTCATCCTCGAGCTCCGTGGGGGCCGCCATGAGTCTGCCGGCGATTACGACGCCGAGCTCGCCGCGCTCGTCGCCGCGGTTCGCGACGCCGCGCAACCCGACGCGTGACACACGCGGCTACGTCGCCCTCGCCCATCTGACGCGCCTGCGGCGCGCTCCCCCGTACCCGTGGCAGTACGACGTCGCCGAGGTCGCCGGCGAGCTGCGCGACGACGGGCAAGGGTTCGCCTACCCCGTCGTCGTCCTGGCAGTCCCCCGCCGTGCCGGCAAGACGACCCTCACGTTGGCCACCGGTCTCGAGCGAATGGATCTTCTCGGCGACGCCCGCTGCTGGTACACCGCCAACCGGCGCGAGGTCGCCGCCAAGGTGTTCCGCGACGAGTGGGCGCCGATGCTCGCCCGCCTCGAGCACCGCTACCGCATCCGCCGCTCCCAGGGCTCCGAGGGCGTCCACCGCCGCGGCGCCGGCTCGAGCTCGTCGCTCCAACTGTTCGCCCCGACCGCCGACGCGTTGCATTCGACGAACGCCGACGCCGTCCTCGTCGACGAGGCCTGGTCGTTCACCCTCGACGCCGGCGAGGAGCTCGAGGCCGGCATCCGCCCCGCCCAGCTCACCCGACCGTGGCGCCAAACATGGATCATCTCCGCCGGCGGCACGATCGAATCGACGTGGCTCGACCGGTGGCTCGTCGCCGGCGAGAACGGCACACCGGGCGTCGCCCTGTTCGACTACGGCGCCGACGCCGACGCACCCGACTACGACCCGGCCGACCCCGCGGTGTGGGCCCGGTCGCATCCGACCGCCGGCTACGGGTTCGGTCTCGACGCGCTGCGCTCCGAGTGGGAGCTCGCCGCCGACGTCGCCGCGTTCGAACGCGCCTACCTGAACGTGTGGCCGCGCCCGTCGCGTCAACGCGCCGGCGCCGGCCTCGAGCTCGCCGCCTGGTCCGCCGCGGCGCGCCCGACACTGCGCCTCGACGGTCGCCCCACGGCGCTCGCGTTCGACGTCGCCGGCGACCGCTCCTCGGCGGCGATCGCCGGCGCCTGGCGCCTCGACGACGGGGTCGCTGTCAAGGTCCTCGACGTCGTCACCGTCGGCGCGCTCGGCGCCCGGATCGTCGAGCTCCGCCGCGCCTGGCGCGGGGTGCCGCTCGTCGCCGATTCGCTCGTCGCCGCCGGCGTCGTCGCCGAGCTCGCCCGCCGGCGCATCGGCGTCGACGCCCTCGGCGCCTCCGACCACGCCCGCGCCTGCGGCGCGTTCGTCGACGAGCTCGGCGCCGGCCGCCTCGTGCATCTCGCCCAGGAGGTCCTCGACGACGCCGTCCTCGTCGCTGGTCGTCGCCCGCTCGGCGACGCCTGGCTGTGGTCGCGTCGCCGGTCGACCGGTTCGATCGCGCCGCTCGTCGCTGTCACCCTCGCCGCCTGGCGCGCGGCGACCGTGCGACCGGCCGGAGAGGCCGTCGTCGCCGTCTCCTCGCCGAGCTCGTCGACGAGGCCGCGCACCGCACGCCACGTCGCGCCAGGATCGACGAGGGCCGCCTCCCCGCGGTGATCGATACCGGAAATCGTCAGACGGGCACCTAGAGGCCTTAGACGGGCGATTACCGCGCGGGCCGGTCGCGCCCGATGGACTGTTACGCGTAATCGCGACGCATCGTGGTCGCGTGGCTCGCGGGCGTGTTCGCCGGTGGCTTCAGGCCTCGGCATTCGATCCGGCGTCGCCGGCGCCGAGCGCGCGGATGGTCACCGCGGCGGCCGGCACCGTCACCGCCTCGAGGCCGACCGGTGGCGTCTCGCCGCTCCTGACGCTCGGCATCGGGTTCGGGCCGGAGCTCGCACCGTTCACGATCCCGCCGGAGCTCGCCCCGTTCTGGTCGCGTGAGGCCGCGATGTCCTCGCCGACGGTCTCGCGGGCCCGCGACCTACACGTGTCCGCGGTGTCGGCCCTGCCGTTCACGTTCTGGGCGACGTCACGCGACGCCGGCGTCGACCCGCGCCCGTTGCCGTTGCCGGCCTGGGCGGAGCGGCCGGATCCGATGCTCACCCGCCAGCACATCCTCGGATGGACGACCGATGACCTGTTTTTCTACGGGCTCGCTCACTGGCGGATCATCGCCCGCGGTGCCGACACGTGGCCGACGGCGTTCCGGCGCATCCTCCCCGGCGAGCTCCACGAGGACCGCCCCGGCGAGTTCCGCGTCGGCGACGTCCCCGTCGACGAGCGCGACCTCGTCACGTTCCGCTCACCGCTCGAGGGCATCCTCGCCAACGGTTGGCGGGCCATCTCGATCGCCCTGGCGCTCGACGCCGCCGCCGAACGGTTCGCCGACACCGAGGTCCCCGCCGGCGTCATCCAAGAACGCGACCATTCCGGCGAGGACCTGTCGCGCGACGACCTCACCCTCAACGCCGAGACGTTCGCCGCGGCGCGCCGATCGAACGTGATCGCCGCCCTCAACCGGTACCTCGAGTACATCCCCGTCAACTGGGACGCCTCCGCCATGCAACTCGTCGAGGGCCGCACCTACCAGGCGCTCGAGCTCGCCCGCCTGGCGAACGTCCCCGGCTACCTCGTCGGCGCGCCGGCCGGTACCGGCATGACCTACCTCAACGCCCAGCAGGCCCGCGAGGACCTCATCACGTTCGGCTCGGCGCCGCTGATCGGCTGCATCGAACAGACGTTGTCCGGGCCGAACGTCACCGAACGCGGGCACGCCGTCGTCCTCGATCAGACGGCATGGCTGCGTAACCCGTTCACCGAGGGCGAACCGAACGCCGCCCCACCGCCTCCGAGCTCGTCGAGCTCGACCACCGAGGAGCAGACATCATGAGCACCACCGTCACCGCCGCGGCGCCGCACCGGCTCGAGGCCTCGTTCCCTGTCGAGCTCGTCGCCGCCGCCGGCGGTTCGGCCGGCCGCCGGCTCGTCTCCGGCGTCGCCGTCCCCTACGGCGTCGAGGGCACCGTCTCGTCCGGGCAACGCGTCATCTTCGAGCGCGGTTCGCTCGACGCCGGCCTCCGCCCGCCCGTCGTGTTCGGTCACGACCGCGGCCGCCCGCTCGGCGTCGTCGCCGACGCCTCCGACGCCGGCGACCGTCTCTTGGCCTCCGCCCGTCTGTCGCGCACCGCCGCCGGCGACGAGGCGCTCACCCTCGCCGAGGACGGCGCGCTGATGTTCTCCGTCGGCGCCCGCGTCGTCGACGGCGACGAGGACGCCGACGGCGTTCTCCACGTCACCGCCGCCGAATGGGTCGAGCTGTCGCTCCTCCCCGTCGGCGCGTTCTCCGGCTCGAGGATCACCGACGTCGCCGCCGGCGCCGAGCTCGGCCGCCTCGTCCTCGCCGAGGACGGCACACCGCAGGACCCGCCACCCGACGACGGCGACGACGACGGCGACGAGGGCGACGAGCGAGAGCGCGAGGGCGACGACGCCGGCGCCGAGCTCGTCGACGTCGAGGCCGGCCGCGGTCGGCATCCCGCCGCGACGGCGCACCCGCGGCCGATGCCGGCCGTGGTCACCGCCTCCGCCGGCCGCCGCCCGAACCGCAACCCGTACGCCACCGTCGACATCCGCACCCT